TTCTAGTTCTAGTTCTGACATATCTTCTAGTTTCCCATGCTTTATTATTTTTCGTTCTATGTATAGTCCTCCTACCTTGCCTCGATTGGTCTCAGCGTTTACAGCAGCGGAAAATGAGTTCTTCTTCAAAGCCATTTCTTTAATACGAGCCAGTTCAGCCACATGAGTATCGTAAGTGACTTTGTGCTTTTCTAATCTCTCTTCTTTGAGTCTCCCTACATATTGAACTACTAAAGGACTGTATCTAGGATTCAATAGTTGTGATCCTTCGACTCTTGCGCTGTCCTTTGCATAACCAGCAGCGATGGCTGCTTCACCCTGAGTCATAGGTCCATCAGTTCCTCCGAATACTACGAACTCGGCGAATCTCTTTTGCATCTCCGTTAATCTTTTAGGAACTCCCATATTTGACAATTTAAGTTAACACTGATAAAATGTCAATATGTCGAAAGAAAAAACAATTCATGAATTAGTGAAAGAATTTCCTAATAAAACTTACAGGGAGCTCGAAAAATATCGTGAAGCTGATCGCCAACAAGAGGCTGGTACTTGTACAATAGGAGAAGCTAGAAAAGATAGAGAAGGAATGAATCTAAAAGAAATAAATCTAGAAGCAAAAATTAAAGGACTTGAGGAAGCATTAGCAAATGCTCTTGCTGTAAATGAGTCACACCAAAAACTCAATGGGAAACTACAGGAAAGAGTGACTGAATTAGAAGAGGATAATAAAAAATTGTCACATCAGATTGAAGATAGAGTTAATAAAATGCGAAAGTCAGGAATGTAATGAGGGTCAGAGACCTCCAACAATATTTATCATCTTTTACTGCTTCCAATAAATCAGGCAGTCTTCAGGGAAATGCTATTTCAAATGCTGTTTTATTTGTTGAAGTAAATGGATACTTACATGAAATTAGACGAATGGAAGTGCATGAGCATGCTGTGCCGATGCTTGGTCATTCAGGCACTACACACAGATTAGTTATGAAAACTCAAAAAAAATCGCCACTTATTATTCCTACGAAGCTTAAAGATGACTACTGAGGTTAACCCAAAAAGCACATGGGTCCAGAGGCTAAATTATATCAAAAACTTAAGAAAGCTACCCCACGAATTATCTGGAATAGGATTGAAAACCTTAGCTTACTTGGCATGCCTGATCTGTTGGGGTACAATAATTCTGGCCACTTTTTCACTGTCGAATTAAAGATAACTCGAGCTAACAAACTCAAATTTTCACCACATCAAATTGCGTGGCATGTTGCCCATCCACACAATACTTTTATCATAGCCGAGACCCTCGGTCCGAGGCTCGTGAAACTTTTCCATGGTTCACGGATCAGGGAGCTTGTGGCTTGTGGCTTTAAGCTTGAGGCTTGTAGCTTGGGGCTTGCTGCTTGCAGCTTGGAGCTTGAGGCCTGTTAGCTTGGAGCCTGGCGCCTGGACCTTCGAAGGCTAGGAAAAAAACGAAGGTCCAAACATTAGTGTTTCGGATATGTGACATGCTTCACGTCTCTAGACCAGCAGCGTCTACAGCTGCCGCATACGTTGCCCTGCTTCGAGGCTGGACAGTCGCCGCCCGAGTCGACGACCGTAGACCAATGGGTCCAGGCCTGACCAGGCGCGGTGTTATTTTTTGCGTTGCTTAATCGAATCGTTAAATTGTCGGGGTATGAGCCCAGCGGCAAGTACTTGCGCTCCTGCGTTGGCAGCCAGTGCATGGTCCCTGGTGTGTTGTTACAAACTTCAAAAATTTTCTTGAGATGCGCGACGCCCTGGATATCTCCTGAGTCGTGCCATCTAAAATGCTTTTTCTTTTTGACTAGTGTTGTCATAGCCTCCACCCATTGCGGATGTGTTAAGCTCTCCAGCCTGCGGGCCATTGCATTCTTAGTCTTTTTAAATCTATAGCGGCCGCGGTCGTCGGCATAGCATTTAAAGCACGGCGTGCCTTCAACCTTGGCCAGGATCTGGCCAGTCTGGCAGGCGCTCGCTGGTATGTTATACGAGCCCTCAGGCATTTTGCCTGGAGCTGATAAACCACCTGTAATTCTTTCTGCTTCTTTCTTTAACATAAAATTTTATATCAAATGAACATGGCCAATTTATGGCGCTTGCGGCTTGTGGCTTGTTGCTTGGCGCTTGATCCTTGGATCCTCAGGCTTGGAGCTTGGACCTGCTGGCCGTTGATCGTGATCCGTGGGCCATGCTTCTCCCAACCATTGCTCATGATCTTTAAATCGAGCGCAATCGTCGCCAGCTGAGCTGGCGACGCGTGGCTTACTTCTATTGTGAATTTTTTCACTTGGCTGCTTTCTTTATTTCTCTCATGTCTTTTTTTATTAGTCGCAATATTTCTTCTATTGCATCTGCTATTCTTTTTAATTGTTTATCATTCATAAATTCATCCTACTATATCCATGATCCATTGTCAAGGCTTGAGGCTTGGAGCTCATGGGCCCACCCCCCCTTTTTTTCTTTCTGGCCAAGCGGATTAGAAGTGGAAACGTTCGAGCCGCTTGACCCTGGGTCCCATATCAACACCACTACGATTAGACAGTTACATAGCTATCTGTCGGTGGATATGAGACCAAGGCTCAAGCTTATACGAATATTATAACTAATAATGCCATAACTATTACAGCACCATTCGCAACCCAAAGCCATGTTGGATATGTGTTACGAACATCATTCCAATCTAACCAATCTATTATTTTTTTCTTATTCATACTATCCTTTATAATCCTATTGACTATGACTGTCAAATGATTTAAAACTTTATTTTTAACAGAAAGGACATAATGAGTAGATTAAGACTTAATCAAGAACTAAGAAATAAGATCAGTAGTCGTTGGCGAGTTCATGCTGAACAGGAAGAAACTGACGAGAAAGAAAAATACTTTCAAGACAGAGAAAGTATAAAATCAAAACAAGATAGTGCGTGGGATTTAACTCACACTATTGTCCGTAGACACTACACCAATGATGATGTCAAAAAAGCAAGATACCTACAAGACAAATTTGACAATGTAGATACTATCGCAAGTGATAGTTGCTTTCATCTTGGTTATATGGGCGAGGTCGAAAGTCGTGATGATAATGATAGACCAATTATAGAAGAAAAAAGAATATCACATCATTTTGATTTTAAGATTGATGGTGGCATAGGTGGTCAAGATAGTGGCAGACATGACCATGACTTCGGTTATGCTTATTTTCGTGACGAACTCAAAAACCGAGAGGATTGCAATCCAGACATCAACATTGAAATGGCTGACAAGGAACGCAATCCATATCAAACTAAATTTCAAGACGCAAACGAAAAGTATCTTGGAACGTATGGTGGAAGTGATAACCAAACATCATACGCAAAAGAGTGGAATGATGATTATAAACTCGATTTAATTGGTCGAGAATATTGTCGTGATCGACAGTTAGATTGTTCAAAGCAAGAGTTTGACACTTTGATGATCTGGCAACAAGCTAAAGGACAATTAATTCAATGTCATACTAATTGGATTAAATCTGTCTTAACTCAAATGAAGTTCGTTAAAGATGTTATCAAGGGTTATAAATATCTTGACGAGGCATTAGAGTTCGCAAAAGAAAGCGGCTTGAATATTAATGACGCTGAAATAATTAGGACTAATAGTACAGGACTAGTTATGTACAATCCTAAAAATGCGGCTGAAATGTTAAAGTCAATGAAGAACAAATCTCAATCAAGAGATCAAAAGATATTGGCAAGACAACAATACGACCAACAACAAGCAAAATAATAGTCTTGACTTCTTTAGTTATGTGTGGGATAATCCTACACATAACTGAAAGGATAATATGCAACACCACGAAATAATACAAGTACTTCAAGACAACGATACTTTTTTAATTACTTACTATGCTAAAAAGTATCAAGCAATCATCACAAGACGTGGAACATGGACTAAACCCAACACAAATACAAAAGGCAAACACTTTGTTTCTAAAGGAAATGACGTTTTTGTTTATTGGGATTTAGATGCAGAGCCAAATCAAAATGGCAACCAATGGCGTATGGCTACAAATCCAACGAGTGTGAAATAATGATCAAAGATAAAACAACTATAAAAGCAGAGTATAAACCTGGCGGTAAAAACCGCCAGTATGTTTTGGACAAGGCGGTTAAATTTCTTACAGATAAACTGCCAATATCGCAGGGTGATCGTCATCATTTTCTTTTAGACAAAGTTGGTTTAACTGAAACGGAATATCTTGAATGTTTAAACAAAGCAACTAATGGTGAAGTTGTTAGACAGGCATTGTCATGAAATACTGCCAAGGTCCTAAGTGTCATGAGTATCATACCAAGGACCGCATACGCGGTCCTAAAGGCGACAAGCATTATGAAACGCGCAAGCGTTCTTCATTTAATTACAATGACAATTTCTGTTCTTTAGGTTGTCAAGATGATTGGTTTAAGATGCATGGCTCACGAGCCATTGATCACTTTGGTAGAACACATGAGCCTAAAAGAACTGACGCAAGTGGCGCATGGTATAAAGATTATAAGTATAGGCATGGTGGATTGGCTGATCAACATTACTTCGTTAATGATTTACTTGGTCAACGTATCTCAATCACACCACAACAATACAATGATGCAGACATAACAACACCACCAGGTTAAACATCTTCGTTGCATATCGAGGCGCGCTTCGCGCGCCTCGGGACGAGCGAGCTCGCCCGCCCCCCCCCCCAACTTAAGTAGGACCCAAACCAAACCACAACCATGCTTGAAACCGACGGGCCCACCCACCCTTTTTTAAATAGGGGTCCCAATAGTTTAGACTATAGTCCTTGATTTAGAGAGGCATAGGGGTTAAAAACATTTTGGTACCATATGGACTTAAATACTGTAAATATTTCAAAATTACCTGCGGATGTCCGAAGGACCTATAAACAACTTCAAGTCCTGCATGCAGAAAAAAAAATACAAAATCGAGCCAAGACCGATTTCCTGTCTTTTGTTAAATGTATGTGGCCTGATTTTATAGAGGGGTCCCATCATCGGCTTGTTGCAGAAAAATTTAATAAATTAGCCACGGGGGAGTTAAAGCGGCTAATCATTAATATGCCACCCCGTCATACAAAATCAGAATTTGCATCTTTTTTGCTGCCCGCGTGGATGGTGGGCCGTAATCCAAAATTAAAGATCATTCAAGCAACCCACACTGGAGAACTCGCCATTAAGTTTGGTCGTAAGGCTAAACACTTAATTGATTCAGAAGAATATCATAAAATTTTTGATACAAGACTTCAAGAGGATTCCAAGGCCGCTGGGAGGTGGGAAACAGCACAGGGCGGCGAATATTTCGCTGCTGGAGTCGGCGGTGCTATCACTGGACGGGGTGCTGACTTATTAATTATTGATGATCCACATTCGGAGCAGGATGCGATGTCCGAAGGTGCTTTAGAGAGTGCTTATGAATGGTACACTTCAGGTCCGAGGCAACGTCTTCAACCAGGAGCCGCGATTGTTTTAGTCATGACCCGTTGGTCCACGAAGGATTTGACCGCGATGCTTTTAAAGGCACAAAAGGAAGTGAAGGGTGATCAGTGGGACGTGATCGAATTTCCAGCAGTCATGGACCACGGACCAGTCTGGCCTGAATACTGGAGCATGGACGAGTTGGACAAAGTTAAAGCGACATTGCCAGTCAAGAAGTGGAACGCACAATTCATGCAAAAACCCACTTCGGAAGAAGGCGCCTTAATCAAAAGGGAATGGTGGGGTAAATATACCGATGAATATATTCCGCCGCTGCAACATGTCATTCAGTCCTATGATACAGCTTTCCTAAAAAAAGAGTCGGCCGATTTTAGTGCTATCACGACCTGGGGAATGTTTTACCCCAATCAGGACTCTCCCTTAAACCTGATCTTACTCGATGCAGTTAAGGGACGATACGAATTTCCAGAATTAAGACGAAGAGCCCTACAACAGTATAAATACTGGCAACCCGAGACCGTCATTATTGAAGCCAAGGCCTCAGGACTTCCACTCACCTACGAACTTAGGCAGATGGATATCCCAGTTATTAACTTTACTCCATCAAAAGGAAATGATAAGCATGTAAGGGTTAATTCCGTTGCACCTCTTTTCGAATCTGGGATGATATGGGCGCCAGATCAGAAATTTGCAGAAGAAGTAATCGAAGAGTGCGCGGCATTTCCATACGGAGACCATGACGACTTAGTTGATAGTATGACTCAGGCCGTGATGCGATTCAGACAGGGAGGTTTAATCAGACACCCTGAAGATTACGTCGATCCAAAATTACCGCCCAGAAAACATGAGTACTATTAAATGACAATAATTACGAAAGGCATGGGTGCCATTCTAAAGGCTGCTAAGAAGCGTAAAACGCTTACCGTTGATAAAGGAGCTCTTCGTATTTCAGAAATTAATAAAAAATTAAAAAAGACCCCCCGCGCTCATCAACAAAGTGTAGCAGAAGATCATGCTCAGGAAGTATTAGATATTTATAAAGGTAAAAAATCTGAAAAAGCGGTAACTAAAAAAGGTTTTGTTGACCCATTTAAGGGTAAAAAATAATGTACAAACAAATATTTCAAAAGCTGCTTAAGAATTTTTTCGTGACCAAGGGCCGTGCTCCAAGCACTCCGATGGAGTGGGCTAAGCTCAGAGCGCGTGCTAGAGCTCTCGCAGGCGAAACTCCCGATGTTACACGTAAAACAACTCAGGCAGATATGTTAAGCGGACCTCATATCAGTCGAGGCGGTCCAAAAGGCGACCGAATTTGGGATTTTTCCAAAGATCTTCCGACACGAGACGTTCAAGGAGCTCAAATTCTTCCATTTAAAAGACCACCACGTAAAAAATTTCAAAAATTGAGTGGAGGAATCGAAAATCTGTTAAAAACAGGTCAAGCGAAATTCGGAGAAGCGCCAAAAACGACTCAGGGCATTTTAAAAGCAAAAAAAGAGAGTGGAATTTTATTTAGAGATGCTCAAGACGAGCTTGCGCGAATAAGACAAAGAAACAAACAAGCCGTTAAAGATTTTAAAAAGAAATTTCATAAAATTGACCCAAATGAACCCGATAAATTCCAATATGGCGGAATTGCGCCGTTAGTTGGTGAACCGACGTACGCAGCGAATTTTTACGATGATAGAATCCCAATGGGAGGCGGAGGCGCTTTGAAGAAATTCATAGAAAAACTGTTTATTAAAGCTTCCAACGACATTCGACTGGGAAAAGGAAAATGGAAAGGTCTGGATCAGAAACAGATCATGGTTCAACATGACAATCTAACCAAGAAAGTAACGGAATTTCAAAAAACAGGAAAAACTGTAGGCTTGGAGGAGTATTTTGGCGTTAATCCAAATGAAGCGTTTGCAGCGGCTAGCCAGAAAGCAAAACGTCTTGGAACGGATAAACCAGGTTGGAAAAAAGCAGAAGTTAAAGCACAAAAAAAAGAAAGAACCATGGATGATCTTGTGAACCAAGCTTATGAAGAAATTGCAGGGGGTTCAGGATTTTCAGACGATATCAAGTATAACGCCGATATTCTTGCGAGTGAGATAGCGACAACGGGAGGCAAAATTTATGATGATCTACCTAATCTTGAAAGAATGGGTATCTATGATCTTGCCTACAACCGTATGGCAAAAGATTTAAAATTAAAAATAGACCTAAAGAAAAATTTAAAAGACGTTGAACAAAAAATAGAATTACAAATGTTTGATCCTAAAGATCGATTACCGAATCAATCGGGAGGTCCTGTTAGTCAAGAAGCTTTAATTCAAATGTATTTAGAGGAAGGACTGAGCTACGACGAAGCGGTTGCAGCTGCTCAAGCCACTTCAGGTTTAGATATGGATATATCAAAGGATGAAAAAGCTAAAGGCGGTCGAGCGGGATATATATTCGGTGGATCGGCAGGATTAAAAGGAATGTGGAAACAAATGCTGAGGGCTATTAATAAAGGGAGAGATAAACCTCTCAAGAGACTTCTTCCTAAATTGTCGGCAGACCAGAAACGCATAGAAAAATTGGTTATGGGAACTCCTGGACAGAAAGCTTTTAGAGAAATAGAAGTTGAACATAAAGTTGAAGGAATTGAGATTCTTATCAATCGACTGAAACATGATAAAAAGATTCTTGAACGACAAGCAAAAAACAAAGCAATGAAGGATGAAGGGTTGGATTTTTTAATGAAACATCTTGAAGAGACAGTGATGCCAGACGTTTATGGTCCTCATCTTAAAAAATACACCAATATTGACAAAGACATTTTACAGATGGAAAATATTAAAAAGAATTTGATCATGAAAGATCGAAAATTAAACGCTTATGGCGGACGAATTGGATATCAAGATGCAGGTCCTGTGGGAAGTAGCGAAGCTGCTCAAGCTTGGGAAGATCTTGAAGCTGCCCCAAAAGAACAAATACAAATTACACCAGAAGGTATTGAAGGCATAGACATGGATTATATGCATGCATTACAAGACGCTGAAGAAAAAGCAGAAGCAGAGTTTTACGACAAGTATCCCAATGTCAGTCCTGATTCACTTAGATTACAGTCCATTCTATCACAACTTAGGGAAAATTTTGGGAAAACATATGAGAGGGACCAAGCTCAAGGCGGACGAATTGGATATGCAGGCGGAGGCAAAACAGGTCTCCCAGCGGTAACGATGGGAATGCCCCAAATGAATATGCAACAACCTCAAATGCCTGCAGGACCTCAACCAGCAGGCATACCTGGGGGAACGATAGTGGCTCCGAATCAAATGCAACAAAGTCCTTGGATGGGATCACAAATGCCTCAGCCTGGTGGAATGCCTCAACGTGGACAACCAAGACCTGGTGGAATGCCAAGACCTGGTGGAATGCCTCAACGTGGACAATCAAGAATGCCTTTTGGTTTAGGCAGCATGAGCCGAAGAGCTTTTATGAAAATGATGGCTGGAATTACAGGTACTGGAGTTGCAGCAGGAGCAGGACTCCTTAAATTGGGTAAGGCGGCTAAAGTCATTCCTAAAGTGACAGAAACCGCAGAAGTGATTACTAGAGGAGCGGATGGAATGCCAGCTTAC